GTTCAGAACATTCGCGACCGTCGCCGTGTCAGCCGGGTTCTTCTTAAACCGATCAAGCACGGCCTGATTGTGTTCCTTCGACCGATTGAACGGATCGTAGACGTGGTTTTCCACGCCCCGCGTCTTCAGATATTCGGTGCCCTTCTCGTGCCGGCCGCCGCCGTAGTCCAGATTGCGCGCGCCGTCTTCAAAGTCGGCGCTGCTGAACAATCCGGGCACTTGATTGACGGACGTGCCTTCGGACGTGATTGACTGCGGCGCGATGTTTCGTTTGTTCGTCATCAATTACGTGCCATCAGTTGGGTAGTCGTCGAACCCACCACCGACGACTTCTGGCGTTTCAGGAGCTGGATCAGCGTCAGGGACATAGCCATAATCTACGGGGCCGATCTCTTGATGTGCAGCGTCGGGAACGTATCCATAATCAGTGCCGATGGATCCAGCCTCTGTTTGGCGAGCCTGCTCACCTGCAAGCCAATCCTGATATTCCCGATCAACGCCGATACCGAGCGCCTGATCGCCCGTGTAATAACCACCAAACGGATCGTAGTAGATATCACCGCGCGCACGAGCATCAGCCTGGAACTTCGGATCATACGCGATTGAAGTAAGGGGCTGTGCTGGCTGCTTCTCGCCAAAGATCGCGCTGCCGACATTGGGGCCGCCAAGCAGACTGGAGATGGTGTTGGCGCCACCCAACAGGGGGCCACCGAGCATACTGACGCCCATGTTGACTGCAGTCCTGCCAATGTCTCTCCCAGACAGACCACGCAGGTTGCCGCTGTAGTCGTAGGCGTTCGGATCAAACGGTGCCGGACCCGACGGAGCCGGAGGCGCGCCTTCGTCCGCAGGCCCCTCGCCGCCCATGGGAGGTGCAACGCCGGTCGCGCCCGGCTGCGGCATCAGCGCCCTGCGCTGCTCGTCCGACATGTACACTGGCGGCGCGCGGTACACGGGCGGCGTATAACCAGCCGCCGTGCCGACAGGGATCCCCAGTAGTGCGCTGATCGCATTGTAATTCGCGCCGATGGGCGCGGCGGTTGGGGCTCCAGCAGCGGGTGGGGGTGCCGCTGGAGCCTGCGCTGCCATAGGCTGCGCATACGTCGGGACCGACGGAGAGGAATACGGACCCGGCGCACCAAACATGGAACCGATATTGCCGAAAGTGCTGCCGAGGAAACTGGCACCACCACCCTGCTTCGCAGCACGATGAGCCGCAACCAGTGCGGCGCGCGTGGGATCGATCATGTTGGTGTCTCCTACTGCCTGATCACACCCGGCGGCACAAGACCGCCCGGAGCGTTCATAGCGTTACGTGCGCGGCGAACCGCGTCCTGTTCGTTCTGCCGGCCAAGTACATGCCGGAGCGCGGGCTCGAGCAGTGGCTGCACAAGCTGCGCGCTGTCCGGATGGACCGCGAGGTTCTGCGCGAGATCGACGAGCTGGATGCGCTCACGCGACAGCATCTCGTCGGTCTTTGTGTCGTTGTCACGCTGCGCGACGTTGTTGTCCGCGCTAATCTTGGCCGCGTTGATCCGCGCGTCCTGCGATACCTTGGCGGCGTCGAGTTGCAGCTTCTGGCCGCCCTGCGCGATGTCCGCCTGCGTCTTCTGCGCGCGCGACTGAGCGTCGATCATGGTCGCCTGCGCGCGCATCGAGTCGTTCTGCGCCTTCGCCTGCATCTCCATCATCTCCGGCGTCGGCTTGCCCTGAGCGTGAGCAGGCAGCATGAACTGCTGCGGATTGCTCCAGCCGATGGCGTGGAGCGCCGCAGTGTCAATGGCAATCGGATCGTACAAGCCGGGTTGAGCCGCCTGGAGCTGCTTCAGCGCCATCACCTTCATGACGCGCTGCGTGTGGCTCGCCGTGTTCGGATCGGCCTGCGGAACCAGCTCGTAGTTGTCCAGCGCCTTCAGGAACGTCGCCTCATCCCACTCGTAGGCGGGCGTGCGGTTGCGCTGCCAGAAGCTGCCGGGGTTTTCGCGGAAGCAGCGCGCCAGCAACTGGAACTCCTGCGACTGCGCAGCGTGCATGCGCTTGTGGACGGCATTCAGAACCTTCTGCGCCTGCTCAATCAGCGCGATGGTGGTGCCCACCGGGGCGTCCTGACGCCCCTCGCCGACCGGCAACTCCGACGTTCCGCCCACCCGCATGCCCGTTTCGGCCATGTTGGTGACCAAAGTCATCATCGAAGCGCCCGGTTCCTTATACGGAAGCGGCATGACGGCCTGACCAATCGGCAAACCGCCCGTTTTGATCAGCGCACCGCCTCCCGGAGGCACGCGGAAGATGTTTGTGTTCTGTCGCGCGCCCGAATCGGCCATCAAGAAGCCGGGGAAGTTCGCAAACATGCCCGCATCGAGCATTTCGCGCCACGCGGCGGTGATTGCGTTCGTCGTATTGCCCAAAATGTTGAGCAAGCCGAGGTCGTAGAAGCCAAAACCGGGCACGAACGAGTACTTCACGAACACTTCGCGCGGTTCTGGCAGCTCTTCCGTGTCTTCGTCGTAGTTTCGCGTGATCGAAAGGATTTTTTGCGACGAAACATCGATGGTGACACGGTACGGAATCTCCAATCCCGTCTCCTTGCCCTTCCACTTGTGCTCAAAACCGCTGATGTTGAGCTCGCAGTAGCACTCGTAGATCTCACGATCCCGATCTTCCGGGTTCATGATGTCCGGCTGGATGCCCTGCTGCGCGTTTTTCTCGCGCTGCACGCTATCCAAGTCCTGCGGCTTCGGCGTTGACAGCTCCGTGTCACGATAAACGCCGAGAATTTGCAGCCGCTTGACCGTCGAAGGCTTCATCATCACGCGATGCGTGATGCGGCGCGCGTTGCGCAGGTCCGTGGCGGAGTTGTTGACGATCAAATCAGCCGCATCGACCGTCTCAGATGCCGGCCGATTGCGCAGCGGGCACATGTAGACCTTCTTGAAGGCCGTGCCGCCGAAGCCCAGCATCAACAACATGCGGTCGGTGTCGGGGTAATACTCCGACGCAGTCGCCGTCAGGTAGTGGTTGAGGTCCGTTTCCAGCGCGGTCGCCAACTGGTCCTCGCCGAGGTCCGCGTTGTTGTCGTCGTTGCGGATCTTGACCGGCCCATCGGTCGGCAGAAGCTCGCTGCGCGCGTTCGCCTGGAAGCGCAACACGGCTTCCTGCAAGAGCGGGTGACGCACCCGGCTCATGCCTTCGACCGGCGCGCCTTCCGCGCTGCCGCCAAGGCCCGGCACTTCGACCTTCAGGCCCATCAGCTTGATGCCGTTCGCGCGGTCCTCAAGCCATTCCTTGCGCGACTCGATGTCGTCGGCAATGCCGCGCAGCAATTCGGTGGAGATGCGGTTCAGTTCGCTGTCGTTGATGTCTTCGACAAGGTTGTCGAACCAGCCGAGGTCAGCGCGGGGCGCTGCGTTCGCGAGCGGCGAGCCGTCCAGCGAGATGGTGATCGAGCCGTCTTCGTGCTCGACCTTAATCAGATTGCCTTTGTCGTCGTATTCCGGGCGGTCGGCGCCGTCAGCGTCGTCGCTGACGTTCACCATCACATCCGCTTCTTCCGGCAGAGCGTCCGGCTCAGGCGCAACCTGTCGAAGATTTGGTACTAGGCCCGGCGTTAGCGGCATGTGCAATCCTCGTATGCCCCTTAGGGCGCTCTATTGCCCCCAAAGGGGTGAAGCGGCACGGGCCGCGACATCTCTTCCTCAAACATATCCATCCCATTATTCGCGGCCATGTTATCATCCTCGGCTCGCACGGTATAGACACGTTGCCCCACATAAGGGGGGCCAGCGGTCACCGTCACCCGATAGACCCCAATCTTCAGACCCTTGGGCTTCCAGACTAGGTCCACGATGGCTTGGCAGGGTACTCGGCCGGGCAGTTTCTTCATGACGGGTACAAGGCGGGTAGTTTACTGCCCACAGCGCTCTCCATCTGATCTTTGACGTCCGCAACCCATTCCGGCCCGCGGATCAGCACGCCGATCTTCCGCAGGTGCCGCAGGGCCATGGAAACGGTATCCACAAGGTCGTCGTGCTTGCCCTTGGGGAACGTGCCCACCTGGGTGATGACCGCGTCCGCCCAGGACTTGTCCGGGGCATAGATCATGCCCTCGGCAAACAGGTGCTGGACGCTATAGAGCCGCGCCACCTTGTCCTGCCCCTTGGGATCGTCCAGGAGGACCGAGAAATCTTCGTGCCCGTACAGACGCCGCAGTTCCTGCTGGACGCTGTGCCCGGCCGCCTTGTTCTCGATCAGCAACCGGTCGACCTTCATGTCCCGGCAGCTCTTGGCAACCTTCTGCACCAAGTCGTGCAGCGCCAGCCGCTCCTGCCACGCGTACATCAGCATCAGGCGAGGCTGCGTGTCCTCGCTGTTGCGCAAGGCCGCGTCGAACGCCTCAGCGGCCGTTGACCGCTCCGCCAGCCGCCCATCGCGCGCCATGTAGCGGTTCGCGTAGGACGCGTCCGCGCCGGAGAACACGCCCCATACCGACAGCGCCGACATGTCGTTCTCGGTCTTCTCGGTAAACGCCGTGTCCAAGCTGGCCACAATCAGATCCATCGGCGGGTACGAATCCTTGTCGTACAACTGCCACCACTCGCGCTTGATGATACCGCCGCCCTTGGGCTCCGGCCGCTGTTGAAGCTGACCCGCGGCCTTCCAAGGCCCGAGGCGCTTCTTCAGCGTGCTGATCTGTTCCTTGTCAAACCGATCCGGCCAGAGCAACTCGTCCGGCTCCGTGCGCGGATCTTTCCATCCAATCGACGTGACAAAGCTGCGGTCGGGCTCGTACTCCATCGGCAGGCACAGATGCGTCCAGCCGTGATCCGTCTCGAGAATGTGACCTGTTAGGTCTTCCTCCGCCAGCCGCTGCTGGATGACGACCATCGCGCCGTTGCGGGCGTCGTTGAGTCGGGTGGACATCGTGCCATCCCACCACTCGTTCGTCGCCTCAATGGTGGCAGCCGACAACACCTCGTTTGCGGCGTTCGGATCGTCCACCACGATGATGTTGCCGCCTTCGCCCGTCACCTTCGCTTCCACCGCGGTGATCAGGCGCTCGCCCTTCTTGTCGTTCGCAAAGCGGCCCTTGGTGTTCTGATCGCCCACCAGCGTGAACCGCTCACCCCACAGCCCGTTGTACCAAGGGCTCTCGATCAGCCGCCGGCACTTCACGCTGTCTCGCATCGCGAGGTTCAGCGCATAGCTGGCGTGCAACAGCGGCACGCCAGGCCCGCTCGTTGGGCTGTCGTGCCGCTGTGCCCAGACCCATGCCGGGAAGCAGACGCTGGTGATGGTGGACTTGCCGCAGCGCGGCGGGATGTTGATCAGGAGCCGCTTAATCTCGCCGTCTACGACGGCCTCAAGATGCTCGCAGATCGCCTCAAGCGGCCACCCCGGCGTGAACGGCGACGCGTCGACCCATCGCCAAGCGTACTGCAAGAACGTGTAGAGGCTGTCCTCGCAGTCCGCTCGATCCAACTCCCGCAACAGTCGTTGCGGGTCATAACCCGGCGGTAATTCAATGCTCATTCAATTCGGCCGCATCTCGTCGTCAATGCCGTTCCATTTACTAATCATGCCGCGCGATCCTTGCAGGTTTCGCATCGCGTGAACGAGGATGCACGACAATTCAATCTGCAACTGGTTTTGGATCGCGAACTCCACCATCGCAGCGATGGCTGCATCCCAGACCAGATAGGCAGGGATGTCTTCGTTTGAATTTACATCCATCATTTTATCCCCCGCGATGAGCGGCCCTACTTGGACTTGGCGCGCGCACCCTTCTTCGTTTTCGCGCTCTCGCGGAACGCTTCCGCCGACGGCGCGCCCTTCGCGCCCGGCTTGCGCATCTTCTCTCCAGAACCAGCCTTGATGCGTTCGCGCTTGGCGTGGATGTTGGCGTAAAGACCCTGCTTCATGTTGTCCTCCTCAAGCAATAATCAATGTGTACTCATCAGGAATGCGATACGACTCCGTCGCCTTGCACGGGTCGCAGACGTACAGGAGCTTGTGCCGCGCCAAGAACTTCTTCTCGCAGCATAGGCACTTCTTCTCGACGCTCTCGGCGTACTGCTTGCGCCGATCATCGGCGCGCACCTCAGTGACAGTGCGAGGCGACCACACGCCCGCCTCGCGCAGCAACTGCCGGATGTCGTTCGGATCGGCGCCGTGCTGCACCGCGAGGTTCATAGCCGACAGGCCCTGCCCGCGGGCGTAGGCGCCGATGATCTTGTCGCGCACCGCCATGAGGCGCTTCGGCACTTTGCGCTGACGCGGATAACGATATCGATTATTTCGAACGGTCATCTTTTTTCTCCACGTTCAGGGGCGGAAGCAGCTTCCGCTTTGGCATGCGCTTCATCAGCATTGCACGAGTGCCGCGCTCCCGTCCGCGCTCGACAGAAACGCGTATTCCTCGTTTCGATTTATTGCTTATTTCCATGCAATCCCCAACACCTTGGCAATGTTAGACCTGATATCGCAGCACTCGTGCTTGCCGGTGGCAACAGTGACCACACTCACCTTGCGCCCGCGCTCCGCCCAGTACTCCTCGATGCGCTTCGCGAGGACGAACGCGTCCTTGCGCGAGCACCAGTCGCGCTCGCTGCGCGCTTGCGGGACGCCCTTCATCGCAGGGCATCCACGACGCTAGGCTCAACGACCCGCGTCAGTTCGTGTTCGTGATACGGCTCCGGCCGCCGGTCGCCGATGCGCACGTAGGCAATGCGCGCCGTCGGCGTGACGCCGCTCTCAAGGGCAACCACTTGCCCGCTTTCGTTGTGTGGTGTTCGCACGACGCATCCTATCCATATCGTCATAGTTTTTCACCAACGTCACATGATGTTTTTACGCTTCGTCTTTGCGCATCGTCACGGTGTCGTATCCCTTCGACACTGTGACCCGCTCACCATCGACAGCAACCTGCATCGGCGGTTCCTTCTGATCGAGACGCCCGATCAGCTCGTTGATCACCTTGTATTCCGGCTTCTCTTCCTTGTCCTTCGTTCCGGCAATGCCGTTCATCATGTTGATGAGCGCGACAAGCGCGCCACCGACCATCGTCATCACCGCCGTGATCGCTGACTCAGTGAGGAAATAGGACGAGCCAACACCGATCAGGACGATCAGTGTGATGTAGAAGAGGCCGTAGCGCCCGATGGATTTTCCGGCTACCTCTTTCGCGCTCTCAGGCGCCGGCGACTGGCTTTGCTCCATGATCAGTCATCTCGAGCGCAGCCGCTCGGACCTCCTCGCACCGGCGCTCCCAGCCCTTGCCGAAAGCATCCCAAGTACTCAGCCCGCGAAGATAATCCAGTCTCGCGTCGATTGCATCATGGATGATGCCGGTGGCGCCGGACGCCTTGGCCGCACCGATGGTGCCGGGGCCGATAAGGCCGTCGGCCTTCACGCCCAGTGCCTCCTGCAGGAGCTTGGCCGACCGGGACGGCCCGGAGTTCACGGCGCAGTCGAACACGACGTAGTCGAGGCCCGCAGGCAGCTCCGCGCACCAGCAGACGTCCCAGTACCGCTGGCGGTAGAGCGTCTCGACGTTCTCGGGCAGGAGATCGCGCATCTCCCGCTCGTCGATCTCTTCGATCTTGCGCTTGGTCCATTCAGCCCAGACGCGACGCGTCACGCCGAGGTTCGTCATGCCACCCGGATCTCGAGGGTGGTTTACAAACCCGCCCTCGTGATGCAGCACGCGTGCGAGGCAGTCAGCGAAGCGGTCGTCGGCTTCGGTCACTTGCTGGCGATCAGATTGTCTTTGGCGCGGCTGCCGGCAGAGCTGCCGAAGTAGTACGCAATCACCTGCTCCGCCTTGGCGCTCACAAACCCGATCACCGTGCCGACCGTCGTGGACATGATCGGATCCTTCAGGCCCTCGACGTGGCCGCTCAGGACCGCGGCAATCGTGGCGAGGAACCCGGCGACGACGAGCAGGGCCAGCACGCGCGGCATCCAGTCTCGCGTCTGGACCTCGCGCTGGCGCGCGCTGTTGCGGTCGTCAGCGGCGATGCGCTCGAGGTCGATGTCGAGTTCGCGCATGCGCGCGTTGAACTCGATCTCCGCCTTCTTGATCGCGAGCAGTTGGTCCGGCGTTGCGCTGGCCACGGCGCGCGCGATGTCGCCTTCCTTCGCGTCGGCCTTGATGCCGAGCGCGCCGGTGATCGCCTGCGCTGCCATGCCGCCCAGCGGGCCGCCGAGGGCGGTGCCGATAGTCGGAGCAACGGCGCCGACGATGCCCTTCCAGTCGAAGCTAGCCATTTGGCGTCGTCCTCCAGTTGTGAACCGCCACCGCCGTGATGGCGCCCGCCACGGTCGCGCCGATGGCGACGCCGAGGCCCCCATCGAGGAACAGGACGACGCCGGCGATCACGGCGTGGACCAGGAGTTTGCCGCCCCACCAGCACCGCCCGGTGGCTTCCTGCATGGCGCGCATGATCGGGTTCAGCTCGCGCGCGCCGCGCGCCAGGGCGCGCTCGGTCGTGATGACGTCGGCGACGCCCGAGAGCATCACCCAGGCGGCAATGACATAGATCATGCGAACCTCCACACAGGTGTCCTGCGCGCGTGCGAGCGCACGTCGCGCATATGCACCGACCGGCCGGTGTCCTCGATGGCGCCGCCCCTCGCGAGGGTGCGCATCAGCGCACCCCACGCGTGCGGGCGCTTCGGTGCGGGCATGCCCGCGGCGAGCAGCGCAACGCGGATGTCCTCGCCGGTCACCTCCGCGGGCAGCATGCCGTGCGCGCGCAGCCAGCGAATGCCGTCGCGCGCGTCCTCGATCCATGCAACGTGACTATCTGACACCTGCGCGATGCCCGCATCGCGGGCCTCGAGCGAGGCGACGAGGTCAAGCTGCGCTGGC